TTCAGGGGATCACTTCGTTTCAGGGGATCACTTCGTTTCAGGGGATCACTTCGTTTCAGGGGATCACTTCGTTCCATGGTTTGTTTTGTGTATGTCGGGTAATGCTAAATTCATTTTATTTGTGGCATGAACCGGTTGTGTGTATGTGTGATCGTCTCTGGTCACGCAAAATATTCTATCACCTCTATAAAAATGAATCAAGTAGTGTTGACAACTGTACTGATCGCACTTCTCGGAGCTGCGGTCTACATGGCCTCCACCTGCGGTGATGAAACGAAAGAAGGATTTTGGATGATCCCCAACAGACAGGTTAAGGTTGAGAAGATGTTCAAGAACCCAGCCACTCAGGACTTCTTTCAGGTTCCCAACTTCCAAGGCATCCTCAGCCCTCGCTTCTCAAACGTCAACTATGGTCCCGATCTGAGGACTAAGTTCCCTAACTACAATCGAATGGGTGTTCCTCAGGACCCCCTCCAGGAAAAGTCCAACCCCCCAGACCCGCTCAATTACGCGATTGCTGAGGGCATCCCCGGCCAAGGCTTCAATGAGATGAGCGGGCCAGCATCTGCCTACCAGGCTGCATTCGGCGCCCCTGTTGTCGAGGAGGGTTACCAGCAAGGGTCGATGCAGGCCGGTGGATCGAACCCTCAATACGGACGGCAGGAGAGCAAGTACTTGGGTGTACCGAAGATCCCTCTTGACCCCCACAACCCTTATTCGGCCGCGTATGCAAACGGGGACTACAACCAGGTCCTCAATAAGGCAGTCGCGTCTGGCTCTGTAGACGGATGGCCTACCAGCACAGTGGCTGAGCTTGACCAGGCCTCCTTTTTAAGTCAGGATGGTGAGATGAAGCAGCCTATCGTGTACGACAGGTACATGTACGCTAACAGGAACTCTAGACTGAGAGGTCAGGGCGATCCTATCAGAGGCGATCTACCTATTGTACCAATTAGTGGTAATTGGTTCATCCCATCGGCAGCGGCAGGAAATAATGTAAACCAAACGCTCCAGCAGGGTGCGATGAATGTTCTCGGAGGAATTAACAACGAAACTAACAATGCTCTTGCCAACCTCATCTACAACTCGTCTGGCGGCACCGACACAACGATCGGCGGTGTGGACATGGCACAGACCAACATGAGCCATCAAGTCTACGGAGCTGCATCTGCTGCAATGGGAGATGTCCAGACTACATCCTTCCCTTGAACAGTGTTTTATTTCTGGGTTCACCTTCCGCTATTGGTTAACTCTAATCAGTTTGACGCTTCATCATCTAACCTAAACTTCTTATAGTTACATTAGGCCGCACGATGATTCCGCCCAGAAAGTTGAAATTCAAAGATGATAAAATAACTTAACTAAGTAAGACTATAATCATGAGTAAAGTGGTTATGTTGTGGTTTAATTTCAGTTCATCTACCTCATACCCCCATGGACCCGTCGAGTCCGGTATGTCCATATCCAAGGCAGACCTCGTCAATACGGAGGTCAGTGAATCTGAAGGTATCTGTAACTGTGGAGGCCTCCAGAAGCGTAACATCAACGTCAAAAACAGACGCGAGACATACCTCAGGATCAAAGACATAAGAACACTTAACAATGTGAGTGCTATAAACCATCTTAAAATTCACATCTTTTACGACCTCCTCAAAAACACAATCAAAGAGATGCACCCTCACACATTCTCATTCGGTGGTGGGAAGAATATGGCCGTTTCGATCAATGACGGAGACAGCTTCAACGACATCGAAGTGGTTAAACGGTTCAGGTTGAAACTACTTGAACATTACATGTTCAACGCGCATATCGATGTAGATGAGATAAACAGTCTTCCTGATGAAGACGATGAAGATATACCTTTCATGAACATAGACTCTGATAATATACCCAAATTCGTCAATTGGGTAAAGACCAGACCCAGATCGCCTGGCTCATTAACCTGGAACTAAGGATCCAAAGAGACCTTCCCAAAATTCTATATCCCCTAGGGGATATAGAACCTAACTTGAACATACCTACAATGTGAGACCAGACCCAGATCGCCTGGCTCATTAACCTGGAACTAAGGATCCAAAGAATATATCCAATGGAAATGTCGGTTGTCAGCGTTATTTACGCCACCATCGCCTTCATTACAGAAGCAACACACAACACTTGGCATTTCGGGCTCAAGTTACGAGAGCTTCATGTTTGGTCTGCTTGCGCAAGACCTTTGCCCCAGCCGGTCTGTTTGCTGATACGAAAGCTATACGAAAGCTATACGAAAGCTATACGAAAGCTGTACTACATACCTACAATGTGAGACCAGACCCAGATCGCCTGGCTCATTAACCTGGAACTGTTAAGTCCAAAGAGACCTTCCCAAAATTCTATATCCCCTAGGGGATATAGAACCTAACTTGAACATACCTACAATGTGAGATCATTTATTCCGCTTACTATATCATCGGGTATGATAGCGATCGAGTTCTTGAGCATGTTCTTGAGCATCAGTTCCTTTTGATCAAACGTCTCTGGAAGGACCTTGTGTCCTTGTTCTTCGCGCATCTTCTTCATATCCTTACAACTGTGCATGCCGCAGAAATCTTTCACGCACGTGTCCACATGCATCCTGAGGAGTTGTCCGTAAACATGGATGACGCCGCACACATGCTGTTGCGGCTCCGTGACAGTGACGGCCTGCGCGCCGATGCCGCGTTGGATGTGAGACCGTATACGTCTGAACATGCGACAATATGTATTACAGTCGGGCAAGGTACATGAAACAGAGTGACCAAATATAGTCAGTAATTGGTGTAGTTGACAGTTCTTTACAAATGTAATCACAACTTGTTTGAGGCGACATGCGTCCTCAATACAGTCCGAGTTGAGGTAGTTCTCGAGACATAAGATCTCTTCTACGTATCCTACGATCTTACCTACGATAGTTTCAGGGGTATTAATAACCATGGTTTAATTTTGAAGGTTATTATACAAATATATATTTCAACTTCGCATATCTATTGGCAGATTGAGCCCATATATTTCGTGTTGCACGATCCTTGCCCTTGCCCGTACGCTTGCCCGATACTGAAATAGTTACCTCCGCTTCCTCCGCAGGCGCCATGTCCATGTGTGAGGGTGTCGTAGCCGGGCGCTGAGTACGCAGGCACAACATAGTAACCCGACACTGAAGTGAGAGGCACCGGTGGGCGGATACCTCTGAATCCTAGGTTGTAGGCTCCCAACTGAGCGTAGTTGCAGCCAGCCCCAACGTTGGGACCCGCAGCACCGCTTCCGTAGTTGTAGCCACTTCCAATACTATTAGTGAGTAGACCAGACATTTTTAGTCATCTAGAAAATAATTTGCGGTTACCAGAGTCGTTCACACAGCGAGACCGTTCATGATGGTGAGGCTGTTGACGTAGTGATTTTATTCCCCGAAGGGAATGAAATCGGACAGTAAGAGAGACAGATACTTACCTTAGGAACATACTTACCTTAGGAACACAACTCACACACTTAGACATCCATGTTCTCAGGAACCTCAAACTCGAGTCCCAACTCTTTGGCCACCTCACACACATGCTTGTCAAGCGCGTGGATTTCTACATCTTCATCCACCTCAGCGTTCGCCTCGTCATCCGAATGAACCCAGCCAACAACCACATTATTGTTATTCAAAACAAACCATCCATCCAGTTTGCTGGAGTTGATCATGTCCACTCCATGCTTATGTTCAATCACATATTTGGGCTTGTCCGCGGGCTCGCACACCTTCTTACCCTTGGTCTTGGGCTTCTTGATCTGGATACGCAGGTCCTCATCCTCAGAATCCAACTTGGCCTCTGCGCCCTCTTGCTTGGCCTCTGCGCCCTCTTGCTCCTTCTCATAATTGAGGAGGTTCTCGATGAGCTGCGCCTTCGTGCCGGAAACGGGGAGGCCGCGCTCCCTCGAGTAACCCTTGAGATCTGGGAGCTTCTTCTTGAGCAAATCAAGGCCGGTCACAGAGGTCTGCTCATCACGGGGCTTGGCGTCCTTGCCCTTACCTGAAGGCTTACGAGCAGTGGGCTTCTTGGCGGGCGCCTTAGGTGCCGGTGCCTCCTTTGACGAGACAGATGTGTCTTCGTCAGAGTCGGAGTCGGACAACAACTCCACCGACTTCACCGTCTTCTTAGCCTTCTTAGCCTTTTTGGCTGGGGCCTTCTTAGCGGGTTTAGCCTTGGTCGCCTCAGCAGTGCCAGTGCCCTCGGAGCCGTTGATTGCAAAGTACTGATTGAAGAGGTTGTTGAGATCATCAGCCTTCACACCGTTCTGTTCCTCACAAAACTCAAAGAAACCTCTGAGAGATGTGCCGAAACAACTAACGAGATAGTTCATGTTCATCGCCATTTTGAGATAGTCTTACTTAGTTAAGTTATTTTATCATCCTTGAATTTCAACTTCCCAAGGGATAATCGGAAATCAACTCATGCGGCCTCAATGCGACCACCGATAGATGCGGATCCAGCGCGCGTCGGCCCTGTTGCTGGTCTGCTTGTTTCCTAGGATGCTCATCACGAACTTCTGCCTATCCACGCCGTCGGCCAGCTGCACCAACTCAGACACCCTACCCAACCTATTTCTAGCTTGCTCGAAATCATCATTCAACTCTCTCTTCCTCCCTCTGTAGTCGTTCTCGGCGAAATAGGTCATCGCCTCGTCGTGCATAAGCGCACCCTCGGTCTTGGCCCGCATCGGTATGTACATCGCCATGATCACAGGGAATGCGATCGCAATCTGATCTTTGTTGAGTCCAGCTCTGCGAAGGGACTGTGCATCATCTTTACCGGGGTTGCCAGGCATCCCTTGCACGCTGTAGATAGCCTCCAGGTCCGCCGTTGTGGGTTTCTTGAGGAGGAGCATCGTGTTCTTGAAGTCCTGAGCCGTGCTCATCATCCACGAATTGGTCCACACGTTTTTCGCGATAGACCCATACGACGAAATGAGCTTATTTGGCACCTCTAAAATCCTGTACGAGTCCCTCACGTACTTGAGGAGATGCCCAGTGTTGTTGGCGCCCCTGTCATCGTTCCCAACCCCCAGCACAGGATCAGATCTATCGTTCCAAACCAATTTGACATCACCAGTCGCCAGCAACAAGTGAGCTAGCGTAGAGTACTGCTCAAACTTCATACCTATAGCGACCTCGTTATTGGTCTTCAGGTTATGGTCAATCCAATCCCTCTTGATGTTGTTGTATGTACTAACGATGTCCGTCAGAGCCACTGTATTGACGTCAAAAGTCTCAAGACCGGGCAGCTCACCAATGTCGATCAGATTCGCGATCATACGTGCGTAAGCGAAGTGTACCGCAGACGCGTACCTTTTACCATCAATCACCACATCCTCAATGAAGTGAGGAAGGAACGGGTCATCGGGTTGGATGTAGATCTTCTCCACCTGCGCCTCTGGGGTCATCAATCTGTCGTTGATCTCGCGTGCGCTTCGGCCCATCTCCCTGAGCGCCTTGTCGGGCGTGAAGCGAAGTCTGTCTAGGATGTGGTCGTCCATGTCTCCCTTCATTCCCTTCACGTAGAGGTCGTACAGTTGATCCTTGTACACCTGCAACCTCTTCTCTTTGGCGATTTGCTGTCGCTTTGCCTCCGCGTACTCAGATTGATCAAGGTTGGGGTACTCCTCCTCAAGGATGTAGTCTAAGAACACATCGAGTAGGTGGTTTTTGAATCGCTCAAGTTCTTGGTTCCAGAGACGTTCACGCATCCTATACTTGACGATAGGCACAATGTAATTGATATTGAGGAAGATCTCGTCATTCAGAGGAAGGTCTCTGTATCCGTAACGCTTGGCGTATTTCCTCAGGTCCGCAAAGTCCACATCATCAGGGATTGATGAAGGGTTCTTGGACACCTGCTCCTCCACACCGCTAATCACCTGAAGTACCTCTGACCTAGGCACCTCTTTGTTAGCCTTCGGGTCATACACAACCTGTCTGTTCTGAAGACGTAGGTGGTTGAGCATAGTCAAGATCTCTTTGTTGTCATGTACAAGCTGCTTGCCTCTTGTTTGATAGAGCCTGGTTCTCAGCTCCTCACGTTGTCTGAACCGCTCACGCAGACCCTTGAGGGCAGCTTCGTTGTAGATCTCCACGTCCTCCTGTTCACGGAGGTGGAGCATGTTGTTGAAGGGGTTGGGGGCAAGCATCTCGCTCATGCGCTGTCTGTACTTGTTATTCTTGAACATGTTGACATACACGTATTGGGTTACTGTCTTCCAGGCGCCGTGCCTGAAGCTGTACTTGGGGTTAGGGACGGCACGCGAACCAACATTGAAGTCGACCACGGCCTTGCTACTTAGGAGTCCAAAGGGTTGGGCCTTCGGGCTCGACAGCATCAGCGTTTGTTCTACTTCTACCATTTTGTTTCTTCAAGAAGATTGTGGCGATCATCACGGCAACTCGATTACTTTGTTTTGTAAGTAAAATGTCACTGAATCAAGTCCTGATAGCTAAGGAGAAGATCCTGAAGAACAACAGCGACAACCCCTATCGCTACTCTCAAACGGACGTCATCACTCAAGAGGGGAGGGCCTACTTCCCGTACCCTGATTGGTGGCGAGGCGAGTACATGTCTGACCTGCCCATTATTGCAGAGCGTGAGGCCGGATTCAGGCCACGTCTTGAGAGACCGTACTGGAAAGGAACCACGGGTCATGCGTATCCCCAGCATTGCTTCAGACCAGGCATCAAGACGCGGTATCCGTGCTATCCTGAGTGCACCGCCGAGTACAAGCGCTACGACCCCACGCTGCAGCGGCTTAGCAAGATCTACCTCTATCGGTAAATACGAATGGATCTGTAACCCCGAGGGGTTATAGATGTGATGAAAAGATGGATGAAAAGAGATGAACCTACTCCTCAGTTGTGTCGTCGCGCGATGTGTCAACTAATTTATCCGCAGCCGACGCCCGAGACGTTCTTCATGTAGTTGGACTTGTAGGCTTGGTTGTATGAGGAGAACTTTCTCATGGCGTCCGCGTTCTGCTGCATGCCTCTTGCGTAGGCGTGTACACCACTGTTAGGGAAGACGTTGGAACCGAATTGGAGGCCGTAGTTGCCTGAGATGTTATTGATAGAGTGGAGGTCTGAGGCGGCCTTCATCTTGGACCACTGGGTCATTGAGTAAGGGGGTGTGGGGCCATAGAACTCTCCATCGATACCACCACTGCTCAGGTTGACGTACTCTACGTACTGGGGTCGCTGGTAGTTCTCCACGAACACTCGGTCCTCTGCGCTGCTGCAGCCGGCGTTCTTAGTGTTGAATGAATCGGCGCATGCAGGACGGCCCGCGCTGTCGTACCCATTCCAGATCGGACAGACCATGTTCCCCGGGTTGAGGAACCGGTCGCTCTGGACCTTGGACGCGTATGCGGGATCGATCTTACATGTACGAATTGAAGCTTCAAGACTTATATTTCCTGCCATTATGACTCGTTTTTATTACTTAGATATTTTTGTATGAAAACATGAGTTATTTTAGCTTCTGACTTTGCAGTAGTTCTCTATCCTTGGTTTACGTGGGTCAAACAGATGATGGCGTTCGGCTCGCCCCAGCAGTGTTTGGAAGATGCCCTGGAACTGCTTGCCGTGGCCAATCTCAGGGCATAGCGTGTGGGCCAGCTCGTGCAGCGTCACGTATGTGAGCATGTTGTCGTCGTAGACCTCACCGTTCGCCTCCGTACAGAGGTAGATCTTTTGTTTGTTGATGGTGTACGAGGCATCCCCCTTCATCATCTTCACAAACTTGAGCTCAGGGAACACAGGCGTCAGCTTGTTCTTCAACCTCATGACGGTGGGCTCGTTCTCTAGGTAGGTCTCGTAGCTGGTCTTGAGTAGGTACCAAGCGGTCATGAACACGATGAACAGGATGATCAATGTAAGTGTTTGCATTTTCTATCCTGATGATAGTTTCCTAGGCTGTTGGACCCTAAGAGGCCTAAGACTACAAATGTTGCTACAAATGTTGTTTACATCTGAATCTGTGTCGGAGGGTCACCCCGAGAAGATGTGTGACCAGATCGCCGACGCCATTCTCGACGATAGTCATTCATAACCCCGTAGGATTACGAAATTTACGGTCTAAAATCTACCCTCTAACCTAACCATTGTCTAACCATTGTCTAACCATTGTCTAACCATTGTCTAACCATTGTCTAACCATTGTCTAACCATTGTAAGACCACTTGGTCTTGCACACCGTACACTGAGCCACCGTTGTCATGGGCTCGTCAGCGGCGCGGGTCTGCACGGACACCGAATACACCTTTGAGCTACCACACTTCTTACATTCGACAACACCCTCCGCTGCCTCAAATGGATTGAGGATGTAGTCGTCCTGTTCTTGTTGGCTGTGTTTGATGCTGCTGAAGGAGGCATGTTCCCACCCTAACTTACCTTGTTTGATGACGTCTTCGATGTACGATTCGATCACTTGCGGGTCCTCTCGGCTCCGCTCGTCTGCGAGATCATCGTAGACCTGGCTCAGTAGCCATTCCTTCTCCTCCCCTTCGGAACTCAACTGGTCCAAGAGGGCGTCTATGACAGTAGTATACGCATCCATAGCTTAATTCTGTTAGTATTCGTACATGTCCAAAAATCATTTTACGTCTACAAAATGAGTTCTATCTTCTCAGAAAAGGATTCCAATGTCAAGGTTCTGATACCGCGCTTTCAGGGGAGTCTGTCTCTATACTACAACAACAAGACGCACAGAATAGGCTTCTTAGACCGCGAGATCTACGACGCCTACCCTGAACTGGCCAATGACGCCAGCGACTCGGGGCCAGAGGACCCTCTCTCAATTGAAGATCTAAGTAAGCGCAAAATATACCTCGTCATGAAGCACGCCAAATGGATATCACCTATACTACTCAAAGGTGTGTGCTAAGGATAGATCATTGAACCTTGCTGCATTCATTACCCCTAGGGGTAATAAAAATCAACCAACCATAGAAAGAATCTTCGACAAATATGCAAATATGTGCGTAGGTATGGTCAGGTTTATGGTTCATTATTCTCACCTTAATTTATAATACCAAGGCATCTGAAGACACGATTTTGGATGACTTGCATGTTGCTGATGCTCTCTTCAGGTTTCTGGATCTCCCTGAGTAGGTTCTCAATGTCGCGCTCGCCCCGGATCTGCCTGAGTTGAGGCTGAACCCTGGGATCTTTGGGACGTGCTCCGCCAATTCCTGAGGGGCCAGGAACCGCAGTCGGGAAAGCTGACGCCTCATCTCTCAGAGGTTGTAAGATCTCTTCTTCCTCGTCTTTTGAGATGAGTCCGTCGTCGGCTGCCCGCGACACGACGCTCTCCACGGCCTCACGGGCCTGCTCGTCAGCCACAACTTCCTCAAGCCTGTCTGGGTCAACGTCCAGGTTCACACCCTGTTCCTCTACAATCTCACTGATGATGCGTCTAACCGAAGATCTATCTGTCCTATCTGTTACCTCATCTATGATATCTTCAGCTACCCTGTTGCTGATGTTGCTCGCCACAGAGACGCTGTTTGCCACACTGGATCTGGCCGAACTGGACATGCACGATCTGGACATGAGGCTTGATGCTTGGGAAGATCTCATGGAAGAAGATCGCTGTGAGCTGGGACGTCTGGACGATCTGGGGCTTGATGCTTGGGAAGATCTCACTGAAGAAGATCGCTGTGAGCTGGGACGTCTGGACGATCTGGACATGAGGCTTGATGCTTGGGAAGATCTCACTGAAGAAGATCGCTGTGAGCTGGGACGTCTGGACGATCTGGGGCTTGATGCTTGGGAAGACAGAGATGATCTCACAGAAGATCGCTGTGAGCTGGGACGTCTGGACGATCTGGACATGAGGCTTGATGATCTCGAAGACACAGATGATCTCGAAGACACAGATGATCTCGAAGACACAGATGATCTCACGGAAGAAGATCGCTGTGAGCTGGGACGTCTGGTTGACGCGATGACATCTTCGCTCTGCTGCTCTGCCACGATCTCATCTGCCACGGCTGCTGCGCTCACTGATTCGCCCGTTGAGACGCGCTGCTCCACGACGGCTTGCACCTTCTCTTGATCGGGGGGTTGTTCCCCCGAAGCAGCCACCCTCTCGGATACGCGGTCTACGATCTCGTCTGCAATCAAAGACGATTCGTCTCTGATTGCCTGCGCGACGACCGGCATATCCTTAGCGATCTGAGCCGCAATGATCCTATCCAGGAGGACTCCCTTTGTGAGGGACTTACCTCTGATCCCAAGCTCCTCAGCATACAGAACTAGTTTGGGTTTGGAAATAACCTTGGGTTTCAAGAGTTCGGCCTTTGGCATGTAGTCTTCATCTATCTTAATGTTGGTGAGTGCGTAGACCACGGCCTTTGGGACCATGCCTGTCGGTACAGCATCTGTGATTGGTGGTGTAGGTGGACGAGGCATACGCGCAATAGGCGGTCCCACCGGGGATGGAGTGCGCGTTCTTGGTGGGGTGGCTGCGATGGGCATTGGGGGTTGCTGCGCGATCACAACTTCCAATTCCGCGCACAACTCCTTGATGGTCTTCTTCTTTCCTCCAACCTTGGTGATGGCTATCCCGTAGTCCTCTGCAGCGGCCACAACATCCTTCCTGAGGTTCTTTTCGCACTGTCTTTTCTTCAGGCGCGCTACCCCGAAGGATCCGCTGGGTGGCCCGCTTCGTCTCGGACTTGGCGGTCTTGGACTTGGCGGTCGCGGTCTTGGACTTGGTGGTCTCGCTGGACTAGGTGATCGGCTCTTGGGTCTTGGGCTTACAGGTCTTACAGGTCTTACAGGTCTTACAGGTCTTACAGGTCTTGGCGATGGTGTCCTGCGTCTCGGGGACGGGGACCTGGATCTGCCGCGTGAGGGAGGCCGGCCTCCTCTTGCTCCGCCGGGCACATTGTCGAGTAGAAACTGAATGAGGTCTGCCTTCTTGAGTTTGGACCAGTTTTTGAGTTTATTGGCACGTGCAATATCCTTCAACTGGGGTACTGTCATACAATCAAAGTCCATTTTGATTTGTAGTGATTATTTTTATAGCCTGGTTTTCATCTCTCCCCAGCAGGCAAGTGAGGAAGCCAAAGACGCCCAAATAGATCGACCGCTACGAACCGTCGTAAACTTTTGTGCTCCCTATAAAAACACAATGGAAGACTACCTTCACTCTAGAAAACCCTTAGTCATTCGAGAGAATTTCGCGTCGCGTGAGCCCCCAGGCTTCGATGAGGGAAACGACAAGCTCTCGCAGTACCTCGAAAACCAAGCCCCTACCATCCTTCAAGAGGAGTCTAATGCCATGGCGGGCGGGCCTGGCGTCCACGGTGTCGTAGAGTCCTTCTCAGAGGATATCATCATCCCACCGCTCAACACAGACATCAGGTTCAGCGAGCATCTACCTCTGCACAAACCCACTCAGGACGAAGCAGAGGGTCACTCCCACACGCATCCTCACGCCATTGTAAAAGAGAGTTTTGAGATGATCGGTGCAGTAGATCAAGAAGGTAAATATCTTATTATCCCACCGCTCAACACAGATACCAGGTTCTCGAAAGAACTCCCTTTGTTGAATCCTCAGTCCTACGCTAACTCGTACGACCCCCACCAGCACGAGCACCCTAGCAAGACGCACCCCCGTGAACTGCACACTCATGATCACGTACACGAAAACTTCTCATGGGCCGTCCCCACCCAACACGACAGCCCGCTTGACCTGGTCAAAAAAAGTCTAATCCATAAGGTCAGCACCCAACACGCATGCGGTTCGTGTTGGGCCGTCTCGTTTGCCGACACCATGAGCGACTGCTTCGTCGTCTCTGGTGCAGTCGGGTGGTCCCCTAACATTAGCGCAACCTACCTCATGTCCTGTATACCCTCAGGCAAGCTCCACAACATGTGCTTCGGAGGCAATCCCGCCGCCATCGCCCCCTATCTTGAGCGCGAAGGCGTCGCAGATACATCGTGCGTGGACTACTCTTGGTGTTCTGGGGACAGTGAACTGTGCAAGAGCGTCTCGTCAGCGAGGCATTTCGATGCTAAGACGTTGGCTACTAAACTGAACGACAACATCCCCAAGCCCTGCGGCTGCTACTACAAAGGAGTCAAGAAGTATCTATACAAACTCGACTCGGGCAGCGACGTCTTCTTCATCAACAACAAGGCCCCCATCGACGTCTTCAGGAACACCGTCAAGAGCCACATCCTCGACTTTGGCCCCGTGATTGGCGGTTACGTGGTTCTGAAGAACTTCTTCACGGGTAACTTCACAGACCCTAACTTCAATGGAGGCGTGTACTTTGACCGCGCGGACTATAATGGGTACAAAGGGGGCAAACTGAGGTTCAGCAACAGGATGACGAGTGAGGCGGCCGGTCTTCACGCCATCAGCATCGTTGGTTGGGGCGTGGCCAAGAACATCCAGTACGATAATGACAAATTTGGAGATGTCCCGTACTGGCACTGCCGCAACTCGTGGGGCGAAAAGTGGGGAAACGCGGGTGGCTACTTCAAGATCGCTATGTACCCCTTCAACAAGATTGCCCAGTTCGACAAACAGGTCATGACTGAGATTGGCGGCCCCGTTGGGTCCATGATCCTCATTCGCGCCACGGAACGGCCTAAGATGGTCGATATGGAACAGATAGCTGAGCGGTACAGACAAAACATCAAAAAGCAGCAGTCCAACGCGTACTACATGGCCGGTCCTCACAAGGTGCGCGAGATCAACAGGCGCGGCATCCTGGATATCGACGTAGAGGGTGGTGGAGAGTTTGACCCTGGCGATATCAAAGAATTTGGAGGCGGGGGTGGCATGAACAACGTGTGGCTCATAGTCCTAGTTACCATCATTGTATTAGGGGTGTTTTGGTTGATGCGTCGATAAGAAAAAGTCTTTATATTAAATTCGAATGAATGAATATCTAGCTTATCTATCTAGCTTATCTATCTAGCTTATCTACATCCGTGTAGACGACAGCAGCTGCTACATCCAATCTCCCCTCAGTTGTGCTTAGATGAGCCGCGTATATGATGTCGGTGGCCCTTACAAACTTGTAAGCGACACCGGATCTAGAGGCAAAGATGATCTTAAGCAGAGCAGAACACTTCATATTCTGAGCTATCTTTTTCCGCCTTCCATAAAAACATGGGAGAACATGTAGTAGGACGCTTAGTTCAGACAAGTCAAAAACACCAGTATCAACCAGGCGACTGTAGATGCTTCCACTGCTCCGCCTTCAGTGCTCGCGTTCCGTGCCACACGACGCACAACATCAGGGACTGGCAGATCGGCACCGACTCATGCTGCGGTGGCTTCTGCACGTCGCAGCCCCGATGCGCACACCCAGACAGAGACGAGTGCGAGATCGGACGCAGCTCCAAGGGTCAAGACCCACTCATCTACTACGGATGGGACAAACAAGCACCCAACCTCAAATGTATCTACAACCTAGACAAGATCGACACAAGGGCGCAGGTGCTCGCGTACAAGGATAAGTTTGGGGAGAGCAACGATATTGAGGCCAAGTACTGTACCCAGAAGGTCAGCACGTGCCCAAAAGGAATGAAGGAGTGCAGTCGCCTCAAGTCTATCGGAGAGGGGGGTAACGAGTGTAGGATGTGGTTCGAAAGCCAACCAGCTCACGTGCAGGACGCCACTATGCAGAACTACTGCCTCCGTCACAACACCGAGGACTGCAAGTGCATCAACAGGGCCGACAACAGTGCGTATCAGGCCATGAAGGGGGCGCACTCGATCAATGATGGATGCTGGTACACGGCATGCGCCAACAGGTCTGGCAAGTACTTGGTTCCGACGCAGCTCACCAACCCCACCTGTCCAGACAAGATGTGCCAAGTCCTATTCGACATCATTGAGGATGGCGATGTCTCAATAGACCACGTTCAGAACGACATCGTGTGCAAGTTCGACAGGCACCCATCTGAGCCGTCAAAGCCCGTGCCCCCAAAACCCCCGACCGGTGATCCCAACGGCGCGCCCGATCCCCCGGAGCCGGTTCATGAGACGTTATTCGACTTTGCGAAGAGGTATAGGTACGAGCTCTTCGCCATCGCCATACTCCTGGTGGTGCTTCTAGTAGTGGTGACTCAATTCTGATGTCCTATCGTGCTTGTTAGACTCTGAAATATTTTCCTGGGTCTACAAAATGTACTACAAGGACAGTCCATACGGTCAGGCTTCATACCCCCAGCAGGCAGGTGCGTACTATGGAGGCGCCCAGCATCACGCACAGAACGTCCGCGCCCCTCTCATTCCTCACGGCTACGACGGCGGCGACATGATGTACGGCAATGTCATGGATACCATCAAAGGTTACTTCAGCAACACGTGGGCGATCGTCATCGCCGTCATCATCATTGTGATCATCATCGCTTGGCTCATGAGCGGTAAGAAAGAAGGCTACCACCACCACTACTGAGTGAAGGACTCGCTTCATTACTCCAAGGAGTAATAAAACCTAGAACCTAAATGAATACTAATGAACCTCATCACTTGAATATGTCAAGCATTGCACTCTTTGACAGCACCTTGTTCGTCAGATCTACAACCCCCATTGGGGCTCGGTCATGTTCAGCTGTTGCGGTATGAGCTGTCGCGGTATGAGCTGTCGCATACTCGTCCATGTAGATGTAGCCGTTCATGAAGGCGTTCATCATGATCTCCGAGTCCTCGTTTGCGGAGCCCACTGTCATCTTCATACCGATACACTTGTCAATTAGCACGAATCTGGGTCCGTTATCGGTCGGGTACACCACACCGAGCGTCTTCTGCTTCTCATCACATACGGTGCTGGCGGTTGCGATGACCTTCCTATCATCCAAAATCTCGTTCTTTGACGGAGCAGTGTTTGAGGCAGCCACGATGATGTCCATGTTGGTGTCTCCCTGATGATGGGTGTATCTATTGACCAGCACCACCTTGGGGTTGGTGACGTTCTTGAAGTACAGGTACTCGTTGGCTCCCTCAGGCGCGTCCGTTATGTCTCCTGAGAAGACGACGTCTAGTTCTGAGGTGTAGTAGTCAGAATCCCAACCCACCTTTCCCTCCTTCATGTCGACCGCGCTCAGGTCCAGGTCTACTCGTTCCCCGTTTTGGTTCCGCCAGTGGATGCCGATGATGAGGGCATCGTTGGTGGAACTTGAACTTCCCATACCGAATATGGTCCCGATTGGGAACGGGCCACAGAAGTTTTTCTCAGATGTGGGTAGCGCAAGGCGGGTGTTGTCAGATTGAACAAAGACCTCTGGAAGCATAGTCTTCAGTTTAGAGACGTATTTGTCAATTTCGTCTTTGCGGTCGCGTGTACACCACATCTTGCCATTCCTCACCTGGTAGACTTTTGGTTTCTTGTTTTCGGTGAGGTACCTGATGTGCCTCACAACCTCATACCCTGTTGTGGGCTCGGTCACGGCCTCCATAGGGGTGTGGTGCTTCTTGGACAACTTGCTGATCCTGTTGACATACGGCCTGGCCTCTTGATGGGTCTTCATGCTCATGAAGATGGGTTTGGAACGATTGAAGATGGATGCTAGTCGTTCCTCGTTTCCTTTGAGCCATCTAATGATTCGCTTTCCCTGTCCCTCCTCGATCTTGCTGTACATGGTCTTGTTCTTGATAAGGGTGAGCTCTCCCGTCACGTCGTATACGGCGCACCTGAGGATGTCGAGGGGATCAAAAGGAGTGATGCCGTGATTGACGAGGATGTAGGTCTTGCTATCGCGATTCTGGACCTTGGTGATGTCCACTTCATGAGTCTGAAGGATGTTGAATGCAGCCTCGATGGTGCTCTCCTTCAATGCAACCTTCTTGTAGAGTAGACCTCTGGTGAGCTCCTTGATCTCAGGAATCGTTAGGCCTTTGATGAACCTAAGAGGTACCGATCGTTCCTCATGACTTGTTTTGTTGGGAACATACACAACATCAGGACATTGGAAGATATCGCTGATCGCTACTGAGATGTAGTGGCAGACCTGACTGACCGCCAGCTCCTCGCGCGTCTTGCTCGTGATGTCCTTCCAACACGTGTAGAACGTGCTGTTTAGCTTGATGGCCTCGTCGACGAGGACTCGCTCTACAGTCTCTGAGAGGTTGTCAGGGGCGATGTAGCCATGTTTGAGGAGGTTCCTGTTGTAGAACCTTTTCTCCCTCACTGGAACCGCGTTGTGCAGAGTGAGGGAGGATTCGATGAAACTGATATCGTTCATGGTTTTTCTATTCACTTAGGTCTTGATGGCCAAAATTCAAATTGTAACCAACTCGAGGTTACAATAAGGTATGTTTTTTCAAAAGGCGGATGGTAGGATTATACAAATAGGTATTTTGGGGTAAGGAACCATCTTTGCCTTTTGAAGGACAGGCGAGTAGTATAAATAAGAAACACTCATTGAGGAGGAACTACCTTGGCCTATCTACCTATAGATTCCTTGTCTTTAAGTCATTTTAAAGAGTCAGATATAAGGGTCTTCTGGAGGGGGGTTAGATGTACTGTTGTACAAACTGCTTCAAGGCAGCGAAAGATCTATCATTACCCTTGTATGGGATACGTTTGTTACCGTTGACGTAGAGGATGTAGCTCGGGATCGTCTCTAGGTTGGGGTAGATGTTGTTGAGAACACCTGAGGATTGGATGTCCTTCTCGCTCTGTCTATCTCCGTCCAGTTGGATGGTCATGCACGTCACGGTGCCGTCGTTGCCTAGCCTCTGGAAGTCGGGCTTGGAGGCCGTGCATCCACCGCAGTAGCTCCCCTGGATCATCACAAAGACGGGCTTGCCGCCGAGCTGCCCGATCAGGTCTCCTGAGTCGGAAAAGTCGGTTCGCTCGAGATACCCAATAGGATGTTTCAAATCAGCCATTTTGTGATAACAAAGAAAGTTTTTAGGGTGTTCGGGCATTGTGAGGTAACGGTAACGTGTTAACGACGGCTCCTGCTCCTGCTCCTGCTCCTGCTCCTACTCCTACTGCGCCTGCGGACGGGTGATGCCCCGCGTCTCCTGGAGCTTGACCGTCTTCGGCTTGAGCTGCGTCTGGGTGCACCGCACTCCTGAACCAGTTGCCTGTAGATTTTGCGTTTGGGGGAGATGGGGCGGGCCGTGCGTGGGTTGACACGAGGGTTCTCTGCAAACTCAGCACATGGATCGCATTTTTGCCTCATGCGCTTATAATCGCGCTTGCCTTTTTTAGTAGCGGTATTATATTTGCGACCAGTGAACGGATTGTAACCAACCCGCCACTCGTCGCAGTCGGCTTCGAGCTGGGTCTTCCGGAGCCCGCCCAGGAATCTTTGATAACTACTCATTTTTCCAATACCAATATTTTTTTTTCAGAAGATGGCTAACCCCTCAGTTCCAATTCTTGGCCCACAAAAACATCAACCACATAAAATGGATGAATACGAACGCATTCGACGTAATCAAACCGTGTACGTATATGAAGAGGACGATGAACCCAAAGGACGTCGCTCAAAACGGAGCACTGACCACGCAGTCCGTTGGCGGCCTGTCTCTTCAGGACCACGCTCAAACCTCCTCACAACTGGTCAATTTGAACCTAAAAAGACGGTATTCATACCGCCTTACAACTCAGACATCCGCAACCTACGATTCATAGACGAGGCCGACATACCCCGAGAGCTGCTACAGGGGGTGCTCAACCCAAACTCAATCCTATACAGGAACACTGTGCAGGCCATCCCCGAGAACTTCTCATGGAGCATACCGACTGAGGAAGACTCGTCAGAGGTCCTTCAGAAGAAGAGCATGATAGACGGTGTGAGGGACCAGTACCTGTGCGGCTCCTGCTACGCCGTCACTCTCGCGCAGATCCTATCCGACTGCCACGTCGTCTCCGGCGCCGTCTCATGGGCTCCTAATGTGTCGGCCACATCCATCATGGTCTGCTTCGTGAGCGATAAGCCCTGCAATGGAGGCAACCCAGCCCAGCTATCGCGACCCCTATCCATCTCAGGAGCTATGGATCAAACATGTATCGACTACTCCTGGTGCTCTGAGGACAAACAATGGTGCACCAACAGGCGGGGAAAGGACGAATTCAATGTAGGTTACCTAGACAAACTCAACGATAACATACCATCCACGTGTGGCTGCTACTTCAAGACTAAGCCTAAATACAAGTACAAGTTTGATGCTCCTGGGCAGCTTGTCCATAATGGGGGTCGTTTCAGACCAGTGTACAAGACTATGGTCAAGCGACACATCCTCCAATACGGTCCTGTCATCGGCTCGTTTGCAGTGTATTCCAACTTCAACAAGTTCCTCATATACGGCAACGAAATCAACGGCGGTGTGTACTTTGAGAACGGTAACTACACCTCAGGTATGAGTAAGATGGTCTGGAACACGATGGCCGGCACAATCAGGGGCTTCCACGCCGTCTCCGTGATGGGATGGGGCGTTGCCAAGAACATCGAATACGCGGACGGCCAGTTCGGAGACGTCCCGTACTGGCACTGTCGCAACTCGTATGGTCGCTACGCGGGCAACGGGGGCTACTTCAGAATGGCCATGCACCCGTTCAACACAGCAGGAGGACAGATCGACTCCCTCTTCTCAGTTGGCAGGACCACGGGCCTCGGAGGTATCATCCTTCTCAAATGTACATCGCCACCTGTTGAGGTCACGCCTAACGAGATCAGCGCTGCGAAACTGCAGGCCATCAAGCGGTCTCAGGAGAATTCATTCTATGAGGCTGATCCCCTAAAGGTGCGCGAGATCTTCCGTATTGAGGAGACACCGTCAGAGCCGTTTAGGTTAGAGTGGATGTTCATTCCAGTGGTAGTGATCGGCCTCATGATCATAGGCTTTGTGATGTTTGCACCCATGGACTCAAAGGGATTCAAGATACCCAACAGATTGAAAAGGAAGAGGTTACCTCCTCAAGCACAGGGTGACTGATACGTTGGATTTCCTCTTCTGAGCTATCTAACAAGGCCTATGGTAACCAGGCAAAGATGATCTTGAGGAGGCCGTTGTAGGTCAGATACGTAGAGGTTGGATACGTAGAGGTTGGATTTCCTCCGAGCAGATGATGTCACTCACCCTTCCTC